GACTCTACATTGTCACCAACAGTACGTGTAGGTAACCGTACACAAATCTCAGCTAAAACAGTTAAGATTACAGGCACATTGGAAACTGTAAACAAAGCTGGTCGTAAGTCAGAAAAGGCTTACCAATTGGCTAAGGCTTCAGCAGAACTTAAACGCGACATGGAAGCAATTCTATTGTCTAACCAAGTAGCGGCTGATGGTAACGGTACATCTACTGCTCGTACATTGGGTGGCTTACAAACTTTCTTGAACTCTAACTACTCAGGCACAGGTACAGCAGGCGCAAGTGGTACTACTGCTCGTGTAACAGGTACTGACCGTGCGTTCACAGCGACATTGTTGAATACAGTTATTCAATCTGCATACACAAACGGTGGCGCACCTACAATCTTGTTGGTTACTCCAGCACAGAAAGTGGTTGCATCAACATTTACAGGCATTGCTACTCGCTTCCGTGACGTTCCTGCTTCACAACAAGCGCAAGTAATTGCAGCGGCTGACGTTTATGTTTCAGACTTCGGCATCATCCAAATTGTGCCTGATCGTTTCATCCCTAACGCTGATAACGATGACACAGCCTTCTTGATTGATCCTGAAATGCTTGCAGTAGCTTACCTTCGCCCATTCCAAACTAACGAATTGGCAAAAACAGGTGACTCTGAGAATACTCAGTTGTTAGTAGAGTACACATTGGAAGTTAAGAACCAAGCAGCATCGGGCATCATTTCAGATCTTACCTAGTAGATAAGGATAGAGGGGGCTTCGGCTCTCTCTATTTAAACATGAATACACTAAACAATGGCGTTACAAGCACTAGCTTTATAGACAATGGTGATGAACTAATCATTGCACAGACACAGGACATTGGTGCGATTCTTGAGCATAACAAGGCTCTATACAATCAATCAATGGACAGAAAAGGATGGGATGGCAATAACGCTATTTCAGCCAATAACAAAGTAGCATCAATCCCGTTAGTCGTGTTTGCTGAATTAGAGAAGCAAGGCATCACACGAGGATTTAACGTCTTGGACATGGATAGATTCAAGGCATGGCTAAACAATCCCGATAACCAAGCGTTTCGCACTAGGATGGGTAAACTATGAGTATAACGAACTATGAGTCGCTAAAGACTACGGTTGCTAGTTATCTAGCGCGTACTGACTTGACTGCTCAGATACCTGACTTCATTCAGTTAGCGGAAACACGCTTGCGTAGGGAACTCCGTATCAGACAGATGCTCAAAGTCGCAACAACAATAACAACACCAAGCGATAGCACCGTAGAGTTACCATCAGACTTCTTGCAGATGCGTGACTTACACATCAAGACTACACCAATTCAAACGGTAGAATATGTATCACCAAGTAACTTCTATCGCAACACATACAGCACAACAAGTGGCATCCCCACAAAGTACACGATTCTCGCTCAAGAGTTTCAATTTGCACCTTTGCCGAATAGCGAACTCGTATTACAGATGCTTTACTACGCTTATCCGCCTTATCTTAGCGCAACGAACTCATCAAACGTATTCTTAGCGAACTGCCCAGACTTGCTTCTTTACGGGGCATTGGGCGAAGCTGAGAGTTACTTGATGAATGACCCACGTTTACAGACTTGGGCTTCATTGTACGACAGAGGTCTAGCTGCATTAGGTATAAGTGACGATACTGGCGAGTATGGTGGCTCACCTCTAACAATAACAACATCTTTACGCTAGGAATAAACATGGCTGAAATGAGTAACTATCTCGAACAAGCACTAATTAACGCCACACTACGAGGCAATAACTTTACTGCACCGACTACAATCTATGTAGCACTATTTACTAGCAACCCTACAGACGCTAACACAGGCACAGAGGTTGTTGGTGCATCATACGCTCGGACAGCCGTGACATTTGCCGCACCTAGCGATGGTTTGACAGTATCCGCAGGCGATTGCACGTTCCCGCAGGCTACAACCACATGGGGAACAATAGGATGGATTGGCTTAATGGATGCTTCAACAGGTGGAAACCTTTTGTATCACACTCCATTAGACGTATCTAAGCTAATTGAGAATGGCGATATATTTAAGATTAACGCTGGCAATCTTTCTGTTCAATTGAGCTAATATGCCATTAATTGTCAAAGACAGGGTAAGAGAAGCAAGTGTAACGTCAGGCACAGGCACATTGACGCTCACAGGCTCACCACAAGCATTTCAGACGTTCTCTAGTGCTATCGGCAACGGTAACACGACTTACTACACGATTACTGAGCAAGGCACAGGTAATTTCGAGGTAGGTATCGGAACTGTAGGGGCTGGCACACTAGCGAGAACGACAGTCTTGGAGTCATCTAACGCAGGCGCATTGGTGAACTTTGGATCAGCGACTAAAGATGTGTTCTGTACATATCCTGCTGAGAAATCGGTTGATATCGATACACCTCAAACGCTAACGAATAAAACAATAAACGCTAGTCAATTAGTAGATGGTTCTATCACCCCTGCCAAGATGGCAAACGGTGGTGCAGAGTTTGGTATGCGTAATCGTATTATTAACGGTGCGATGATGATTGACCAGCGTAATGCTGGAGCTAGTGTTGCTCCTACAACTGCACAATATTTGGTTGATAGATGGCAACTTATCCCATCACAAGCATCAAAATTGTCTTTTGCCCAAAATGCGAATTTAGTTACTCCTCCAAGCGGATTTAAGAACTACTCTGGTTTTGTTTCCGCTTCCGCGTATGCGGTTACTTCTACTGATTATTTTTTGTTTAGTCAAAAGATTGAGGGTTTTAATACAGCAGATTTAGCTTGGGGTACAGCAGGTGCCCAGACAATTACGCTATCCTTTTGGGTGCGTAGTTCATTAACTGGCACGTTTGGGTTTGTGTTGCGAAACAATGCCGGTAATAGAGTTTATCCTGCAAGCTACACAATATCTTCTGCAAACACATGGGAGCAGAAAACCGTAACTATCGCTGGTGATACTACAGGAACATGGCTAACAGATAATGGTATTGGCATTGAAATTGATTTTGGTTTAGGCGTAGGTTCTTCATTTAATCAAACTGCTGGTTTTTGGACAACTAGTGGTTTAGGTGTCACAGGTGCAACATCAGTAGTAGGCACATCAGGGGCTACCTTCTACATCACAGGTGTTCAACTAGAAAAAGGCACTACAGCTACATCATTTGACTATAGACCTTATGGTACAGAGTTGGCTTTGTGTCAGCGGTATTTCTTTAATATTCAAACTGATGGAACTCAATATGCTACATTTGGTCTTGGTTTTGCTTCATCAACAACAACTTTTACAGTTACAATTCCTTACCCGATAAAGCCTAGAGTGCCAGCAACGGGGATTACCGCAACGACTGCTGGTAATTTTCTTGTTCAAACCAACAGTAATTACACGCCATCTTCAATATCTTTTCTTCGTTCTAATACAACTAATTGCAATATAAATGCAACAACAACAGGACTTACTGCTGGACAAGGTGGTCATTTAATTGATGCTAATAATGCTTGTTCAATATCATTTAACGGAATGGAACTGTAATGTATAAACTTTATATTCGCAAACCAAATACTACTGTTGATGCTGCATATATGATTAATGAAGATGGCTCGATTACAAGTTTTATATTCGACCCAGATAACACAGACTACCAAGCATATCTAGCATGGCTCGCTAAAGGTAACGAGCCTTTGCCAGCGGATGAAGCGTAATTGTTCGGCATAGCATCATTCTCAGCCGCCCCATTTAGTTCCCTAGCAGGGCAAATATTACTCGCTTCGGCAAGTATTACAGGATTTGGTAACGTAACGGCTAACGGCTATGTAATCACGCAGAAATCAGCTTCCATAATCGCCACAGGAAGCGTTAATGCAAGTTGGTCAAGGCTAAGAGATAGCCAAGCACAAATAATTGCGTCTAGCGCAGTAGAATGTGATTATGAGGTGTTCTTTTCTGCGCATGGCACAATAAACTGCGAGGCAACGTTAAAAGTAGGCAGTTTAGGCAACATTTGGACAAATACTACTGTAACGCCTAATACTTGGGCAGATGTATCAGTCAACACTAATGCTTGGACTGACGTTATTGTCACTACAAATACATGGACTGATTACAACAACTATGTTTATGACGGTTACTGGTTTGATAATTACGTTATTTCAAATCGTGCAACGTGGACAGACAAACCTATGAACACTAACATTTGGATTTAACATGGCAACTTTAACATTACGTAGGGTAAAGGGTTCGGCTCTCACATATGATGAGGCAGATGATAACTTTGAGAACCTAAACAATGAACTTATTGCGCTAGGAATTGATGTTGATCAGATTAACATTGACATAGACGCACTAGAAGCGCCTACATTTGAAACTTTTAACAAGAATATCAAGTCTAATGCTTACACGCTCAATTACACGGGCGATACTCTCACATCTATTGCGTATAGTGGTGGCATCACCAAGACCTTCAACTATACAGGCGATAAACTCACATCTATTGTATTCACAGGCATTACAGGCAACACCACCAAGACGCTGAACTATACAGGCGACACTTTAACCTCGGTAGCATACTCGTAGGAAACATCATGGCTGAACCAATATCAAGCAGTTTCGGATTAACTAAAATCATTCTCGGTGTCGCAGGACTATTCGGTGGTGTTGCTATCTCAATCTTTTGGCAACCTAAAAAAATCAAACAAAAAGGGATGCTAGCAGCAGTCGCAATTATTGGGGCGCTATCCTTTGGCTTTGCGTTTGCGTTTGGTGGTATTGCCGCTAGAGCGATTGGTGTTGACTTGCAGAACCCTGATGACGCAATGGCGGTCGGTGTGGCAATCGGGGCAATCTCAGTCGGTATGGTTTCTTTCTTGGCTAACTGGCTTTCAAAACGTGAAGACAAAGATATTGGTGAAGTTATTAAAGATGCAAGAGCAGATATAAAGGATGCAATATGAAAGATTTATTATTTATTACCGTTACAGGGTTCGATTTGGTGGGTGCAGGCATTATTGCGATGGCGATGTTTAGTCATTCGCTACAGTTCTATTCTAAAGGCTTAAAGCTAGGCTTGATTCTGTCTATGCTTGGTTTGCTTAGTCAAGCGTTCCGCAATATCTACTACTTATACACAGGCGTATCACCAACAGATGCAGAACTTCCATTGTGGGCATTAAAAGATATGGGCATCTCAATATTCGTGATGTCATGGTTATGGTTTAAAATGAAAGAAGAAGCTCAATGAAAACAGTACAAATTAAAGATGCAGTAGCTTATGCCAATGGAAAGCGAGCTGTAGCTAAACATCTAAACGTAGTATCTATCGCTGACAATCTATTCGATCATGTCGTGTTCAAATATACATTTCTTGATGAAAATGGATTGTTCGCTGGCGATGCTACCTACGAGTTAAAAGGACTTGAGCAATATCAAACATGGTTCGCCACTCCTGAGGGAGCTTTTGAGATTGTCGCTAACGGTATCGGCTTAGAAATTGTAAGCATAGAAGGCGATAAAGTAGCATTTACTGAGGTTGCATAATGGCTTTCGCTAGAACCACAGCAGTAGCAGGAACAGGAACGGTATCATGTACAGGAACGACTACAGTCACAGGTAGTGGTACAGCCTTTGCTTTTTCTATTGGTGGCGCACCAGCGACTAACGCACCTCGTGTTGGCGGTACGATTACAGTCGGTGGTGTCACTAAGACTATTACTGCTATTGCTTCGGCTACATCATTAACAACTGACACGGCCTTTGGCACGTTTACAGCGCAAGCGTTTACAACTCAAACAGGTATCACGCAGACAGGCACAGACACAATGAACTTGAGTCTTGGTTCTGCGACAGGGTTCACCATTACAAACCGTGGCGACCTCTATCGGATATTTGATGCTGGCGGTCAAGACTTGTTCATTGAGGGTGTACTAACCGTAGATTCACGGGTAGCACAGCTACGCAACGATGGCTCATGCTCAAACCGATTTGAAGTTCGTGGTAGCGCAACAGGCGGTGAAGTCATCTTTAATGGTCGCAAAGCAGCGGCAGCCAACGCACCATTCCCGTACCCCGGCTTTGATTGGCTAGGACAAAACGGCCAGAAGATTATGAAGCTAGTAAGCACCAATGTGCTTTACCCAGCCAAGTTCACGATGGTCGATGCTTGTGTCCGCTATGGCGCGGATTGGATTACAACCGACTTAAATAACTTTTCACGCATCACTACTCAAGGCGATGTGTGCTGGATTCTTTGTGCAAGAGGCACAGGTACATCACAGGCTCGTTTAAGACAAGACAACATCACGGCCTCGATTGACTTTCAAGCAACAAAAACATTTGTTGGTGTATGGCTTAACTTTGGCGTACCTCAACTTAGCTTGGCGGGATATACCCCAATCGACACAGATGGGCCAGAGGTAAACGTAGGTTCAGTAGCGATTGCAAACAAGATTACTGTTCCGAATTACAACTCCACCTATGTATTGCCTTCTTATTACGCAGGGGCGCAATGGGTTCAATTGGGCGGTGCTTATGTAGAACTTAAAGATAATCTCAAAGGCACAAACATTGTTTGGTATTCGCAATCCGTTTCGGGCGGCACTTACAACGTGATGATTTGGTCTAAGACAATCACTATTAGGGCGCAGGACACAGCAGGCAATTTGCTATCTGATGGCTATATGTACTATCAGCCAGTCGGTGCTAACGTGGCAAACATTCGCCCTAAGGGAAACGCAACAGGCGTAACCTTTGACTTGACACAGCAAACTGCGGTGACGGTAGCAGGTGTAGCAACAAGCGTATTTAATTTTGCGTGGGATTTTGCCAATGGTATTGGGTTGCAAAGTTCATTTAATTATTTCTGTACAGGCACGACAAAGGGTGCTGAAACTCATGCGGTTGGCTCAAGTCGCTATGGATTTGACAAGCAAATTGCAACCGTTTCATTGGTGGGTAATGGGGCTACAACTCCAACTTATGTGCATACATCATTACCAACGACTGACAAAGTAATTGCTAATGCTGCCGCTATTACAGGGGTGGCGTTTAACTTTGGCACTAAGACAATCACAGTCACAGGTACGCTTTCAATCCAACAGATTTATGATGCTTACCAATATCAGCTAAATCAAGTAGCTAACTTACAAACGGCTGACGAGTGTACGGTTGCTAACGGACAGACTTACTATGTTGGCTGGACTATTAACAATAGTGGCACGATTAGCGCAGGAACTAACCTAACAACTATTAGAGCTAACACCATTACTAACACAGGCACGATTACAGCCGTTTATCAAGACAGCACAGGCACATCAGCCATCTTGCAATTGGTAGGTGTAACCAACAACGGTGTAGCAGCAGTATGGAATCCAAGCACGCTAGCTACAGAACTATTCCAAACTAACGTATCAGGAAGCCCAGCAACCTATACGCTTTACTATCCACCTAGTGCAACAGGCACAAGTAAAAACTATGCTCGTGAGTTATACGGCTATCAACGTGTAGCAGGTTCAATCACTTTAGCGGCAGGGCTTAATACCATTAGCTTTGTAGATATTCCTGATGTGGGCATCTCACAAACTAACCAAGCTACTGTTTTAGCGTACACAGCCATTGAAACAGCAAGCAAGTTCTATGACAGAACAGCGGCATTTAGACTAACCGAGCAAGGCATCAAGCTAGGTCAGATTGCTACTCGCTCAGGTACATCTATCGAGATTGGTACGTTTAACCATGTCATCAATCAATCAGCGGCAGCGGTTTATGCTGTGCTAAGTGGCACAATCACGACCAAGTCAACAACCTATGCTGGCGATAGTAAGTATGATACAGAGATAGCAACACCACCAGCAACGATTACAGCGGCAACGACTGAGGTTATTACAATCGCCCGTGAAGATGCTAACGGTGACAGCCAAGTGACTATCCAAGCAGCAGGGGTATCAACCTTTGAGATTTGGAAAATCACAGACGCTACTAACCCTGACAACTACGCTACAGGAACACTTGTCGCTACAGTTGGTATTGGCACATGGCGGTTCTTGTCCGCTAACGGGTTTAAGTTCGTTATCCGAGATACAACGACCAACTATCGTGTAGTCGTAGAAGCTGAAAAAGGCATCTACACGGCTGAGTTATTCTTTGGCGCACAGGTTCAATTGGCACAAGCGGCAGAGGTGACGATTATTAACACTAAGGTGGATGTATTGCAAAACGCTGTAGATGCGGTAACAGGCTATGTGGATTCTATCCCTACAGACGTATGGACTGCACCAACACGGACTTTAACAAGTAGCAGTTTGACACTTGGAGAGATTGAGGCTTCTACTATCCTAGCGAAAGAAGCAAGCATTGTCGCTCTAGGAACGCCATTACAAAATAGCACATATGTAGCACCTGCAAATTCTGATATTGCTTCTATCAAGGCTAAGACTGACACATTGGTCAATGCACCAACAGTCGCTGAGATTGAGGCATCTACGATATTAGCGAAACAAGCGACAAGTGTAGAAATCAAGCAGAACACTAAAACAATCATCAGTTTAACAGCGTAAGGAAAATCATGCCAAAGAATAAAGTAAGTGAGTGGAGTTCAACTCCAGCAAATAATACAGACATAGGGAACATAGACATTGCCGAGGGATGCGCCCCTAGTGGTATCAATAACGCTATTCGTGAGATGATGGCTCAGATTAAAGACTTTGCTTCGGGTGCGGATGGTGATAGCCAAGTGATTGGTGGTAACTTATCTGTTACTGGTACAACTACGCTAACGGGTGCTGTTGTAGCTTCGGCAGGAGTAACAGGAAACGTTACGGGGAATGTCACAGGTAATGTAAGTGGCACAGCTTCTAACGTCACGGGCATCGTTGCTATAGCGAATGGTGGTACTAATGCTAACAATGCGGCATCTGCTAGGACTAACTTAGGTCTAGGCTCTATCGCTACGCAAAACAGCAATAGCGTCAACATTACAGGTGGCACGATTACAGGCGTTGCTGGCGTTGGTGAGGGTATTGGCGTAGGGCAAACTTGGCAAAATGTAACAGGAAGTAGGGCTTTTGGAACTACTTACACAAACTCAACAGGAAAGCCAATTTTTGTATTGGTTACAGGGCAAGTGCAATCTGCTCCCGCTGCAAACAACTATGGCTTTATTTCTATAAATGGCGCAATTATTAGTTATTTTGGGGTAAATGCAGGTAATCAATCTGCCATCCTTATGCCAACTTCTTTTATTGTTCCCGCAGGTTCTACTTATGCTGTGCAAATTGTAACAGGCGGTTTTAGTTTATCTCTATGGTCTGAGTTAAGATAATGGCTACACAGCGCATTACATTTACAGAGTGGACACCAGATCAGCCTAGCATCGTTGAGAACTTGTCTGTCGCTAAAAACGTAGTTCCTGCGGCTGTAGGATATATCCCTTTCCCTTTGGCGGTGGATTATTCTCAATCAGCTAGTGAGAACCTTAATAACGTATTCGCAGGGCGTATCAGCACAACCACAAACGTATTCGCTGGTGGTACAACGAAGCTATTTAGATTAGATGGCTCAACACTTGCAATGAATAACGTATCTAAGTCAGGCAATTATAGTGGCGTGGAAAGATGGCGTTTCGTACAGTTCGGTGACACAGTTTTGGCGGCTAATAACGTCAATAAACTTCAAGCCTTTACGCTAGGTGCAAGTTCGCTATTCGCTGACGTATCAGTCAATGCGCCTGTTGCTAAGTTTGTGACTGTGGTGCGTGATTTTGTAGTCTGTGCTAATTTAGATGCAGGCGGTAACGCTAACAAGGTTCAATGGTCTAACATCAATGATGAAACCAATTGGATTGCAGGGGCGGCTTCGCAGTCAGACTTTCAGATTATCCCAGATGGGGGCAACATTACTGGGGTAACTGGTGGCGAAACAGGGCTTATTCTTTTAGAACGTGCTGTAGTTCGGATGTCATACATTGGCAGTCCTTTATTCTTTCAGTTTGACACCATCTCACGCAGTCTAGGCTGTTCACAACCTAACTCAATTGCTAAGTATGGCAACATGACATACTTCTTGGGTGAAGAAGGCTTTTACGCTTGCGATAATCAAACAGTTACCCAAATTGGGAACGAGAAGATTGATAGATGGTTCTATGCTAACGCTAACCCATCAGCACTAGATACGATGTCAACCACAATTGACCCATTTCGTAAGATTGTCGTATGGAACTTCTTAAACACTTTCGGTGACAGACAACTGATTATGTACAATTGGCAAGTAGGCAAGTGGACATACGGAACGACTGACACAGACTATGTTGCTTCATCTGCTACGGCTGGGGCTACTTTAGAGGGCATGGACTTGTACGGCAATATGGATACCATTACGTCATCTTTTGATAGTAACCTATTTGCTGGCGGTAAGTTCTTATTTGCTGGCACTAGGGCTAATAAGATTGTAACTTTCACAGGGCAGGCTTCACTTGCTCAAATTGACACAGGTCAAATCGGTAGCGAGTATCCATCGGTGATTACACTTGCAAGACCTATTGTTGATGATGGTTCGGCTGACGTTGCTATTGCTTCCGAGGTAAGATTAAACCAAGTCGTTGATTTTGGTGCGTATGTTAGTGCAGACCTTGAAAATCGTGTATCATTACGGAGTGCAGGCAAGTATCACAAACTCTCAATCAAGCCTACAGGCGCACGTTGGTCAAATATCATCGGTATAGACATTGACATCACAAGTCAAGGAACACGCTAATGTTTCGTATTCTTAACATCGCTGGCGCAACACTTCGTGAAATATCCGAAGTAGTCAACAATATCATGAATGGCAAGACGAACAACACGGGTAATTTTACAACGACTAACCACGTAGCAACAACCATTCTTTATGATGAACGTATCGGCTATGATTCAGTCATTTTATTTACACCAACAACATCAGGCGGTGCGACAGAAATGGCACATCTATATGTGCAAACTTTGAATAAAGGTTCAGCAGTTATTCATCATCGCTCTGGCAATCATGCTGCCTCTTTTAAATACATAGTGGTCGGATGAAATACATAGCGCCAAACGAGTTAAGAACTGTATGGGATAGGGTAAGGGTAGGGCTTGAAGCTGTAAGGGCTAAAGGTCACTCAGAATGGCTACCAGAGGACATATATTGCGACTGCTACGAGCAGAGGGCGATGCTATGGATGGTAGGTCAAGGATTTATGGTGTTACAGCCTAATGGCAAGGAGTTGCATATATGGGCGGCATACTCAAGCAATCATCAAGACGTACTCGATGGACTTGAACACGCTAAAGCAATTGCAAAGCAAGGTGGCTGTAATAAATTAACATTTTCATCTGTTAGACGTGGATGG